CGGCGCTGCCACTGCTGGCGATTACGGCGCTGCCACTGCTGGCGATTACGGCGCTGCCACTGCTGGCGATTCCGGCGCTGCCACTGCTGGCTATAAAGGCGCTGCCACTGCTGGCGATTCCGGCGCTGCCACATCGCGCGGTTCTGTTTCCGTTGGAAAAAATGGTTGCGGCCTTGTACGAGGCGACGACGTCAAAATAAAAGGCGGCATTGGCGCAATTCTTGTTATCTGCGTAGAGCGCGACGATAGTTTTGAAATTAAAGAGTGGAAAGCCGTTGTTGTTGATGGCGAAACCGTCAAGCCCGATACATTTTACACCTTGAAGGACGGCGAGCTTGTGGAGGTGTCCGAATGACCAGCTTTTGGGGCCATCAAGACAACCCCTTCCCGCCCTATGATGATGAACCGATTGGAACGGACGCTAACGGCGTACCGTACTACGAGGGCGACGAGATTGTAGACCTAGACGGCGCGATTTACCGCTTTGATGACTTAGACGTTAAGACAGTTTTGACCGCGCTCGGCATCCCGATTGCGGTTGCAGCAGAGGGATAAAAATGACCTGTAAAAGCATAAAATCCGCATTTAAGGATAACGCCCCTGATAAATACCAGAAACACTTTCAGGCCATGCAACAGATTATACATGACCGCTCTACGCCAGACTTCATCAAATATCAGCAGATGCGAGACCTTACGCTTTCCGCTGAAACAGGGATGAGCCAGAGCATGCGCAGATTCGAATACATGGAGGTTTGACAAATGGAAACGAAATTGCAGGTAATCACGCTGAAACAGTTGCCCATTATCGAAGAGCATCTTCAGCTGGTTAAAGCCGATATAGAGACCCGCACGAAGAACGCGATGCAACTTGTTTGCACGGAAGAAACGCGCGGAGATGTAAAGAAAATCCGCACGGAACTGGGCAAAGAGTTTGCATCGATGGAAGAAGATCGAAAGCGCGTTAAAGAAGCCATCATGGAGCCGTACAACCGGTTTGAAGTGGTTTATAAGGACTGCATCTCCGACCCGTACAAGAAGGCAGATGCCGAGCTTAAGCGCCGCATTGATGAGGTAGAAGCAGGCTTGAAGGCCGATAAGGTCAAGGCCGTACAGAGCTACTTTGACGAGCTTTGCAAAGCAAATAATCTGCCCTGGCTGCGTTTTGAGCAGATGAGCCTTAAAATCGGGCTTTCTACTAGCGTGAACGGCACAAAGACCGCGCTTACATCGACGGTTCTTAAAATCGCCGAAGAGGTGCAGGAACTTTCCCGCCATGATGACGCCGCAGAGTTGCTGGTCGAGTACAAGAAATCGCTGAATGTTGCGCTGGCGTTGAGTACAGTTCGCGCCAGACACGCCATGATCGAACTTCAAAAGCAGCGTGTCGCCGAGCGCCGCGCGGCACTGGAACAGCAGCATGCAGCAGAAGAAAAGGTACAGCAGGCCATCGAAGAAGCGCAGCAGGACGCCGCGCCGCCTGTTGAAGAGGTATCTGCACCTGAGGAAGAACAGCCCGCAGCCGTGCAGGAGCCGGAGGAAACACAGCCTGCCGTCTATGAAGTAAAGTTCGCCGTTCGCGGCACCATCGAACAGTTGAAGAAACTGAAACAGTTCATCTTACAGGAGGGTATGAGCTATGACGACATCTAATCAGCAGTTGGCACAGAAGCCGAAGTTCAGCGTAATGATCACTACGCAGAGCTACCAAAACTTAATCAACAACACGCTGCGAGACCCAGACCGCGCACGAAGCTTTACCGCCAGCATCACAAGCGCGGTTGCTGTGAACCCCGCTTTGCAGGAATGCGACGCCGGTACGATTCTTGCCGGTGCGCTGCTGGGCGAGAGCTTGAAGCTCTCCCCTTCCCCGCAGCTTGGACAGTACTACCTCGTACCGTTTAAGAACAAACGGCAGCAGACCACGACGGCGCAGTTTGTGCTTGGTTATAAAGGTTATGTACAGCTTGCTTTACGCAGTGGGCAGTACAAAGACCTTGACGTTATGGTTATCAAGCAGGGCGAGTACATGGGCAAAGACCCGGATACCGGCAAGGCGCGTTTCAAATTTATTGAGGATGACGATGTGCGTGATGCACTTCCGACTGTTGGCTACATGGCTTATTTTGAGTACATGAACGGTTTCCGCAAGGTTCTGTATTGGAGCAAAGAAAAGATGATGACCCATGCAGACACCTACAGCCCGGCTTTCAGCCGTAAAGGCTATGAAGACCTGCTGGCCGGTAAAGTTCCGCAGAGCGAAATGTGGAGGTACAGCTCGTTCTGGTACAAGAACTTCGATGATATGGCGAAGAAAACCATGCTACGGCAGCTGATTTCCCGCTGGGGCGTTATGAGTATTGACATTCAAACGGCACTCGAACATGACGATACCATCACGCATGACAACGACGGCCAGCTTATTGCAGAGCGCGTCGCGTCCGCAAAGGACGTCCGCCTTGAAGCTGCTGCACAGCCTGTACCGCAGATTGAACAGCCGCAAGCCGAACAGGCCGTTGAAGCCCAGACCACTGCTGCCGAGCCGAAGAAAATCGACTTGAGCAGCCTGTGAGATGGACTGCAAGATAATTTCAACTGGGAGCCAAGGGAACGCCGTACTCATTCAAAATTCAATACTGATTGATTGCGGCGTTCCATTTTCTCAGCTGACAGACGATTACAAAAGCTTGAAGCTCGTATTGCTCACACACATCCACGGCGACCACTTCAACCCCGCCACGCTGCGCAGGCTTGCCAGAGAGCGGCCTACATTGCGTTTTGCGTGTTGTGTTTGGTTATGTGCAGCCCTCGTGAATGCTGGCGTTAAAATGAGCCAGATTGACGTGATACGAACAGAACGCTGGTACAACTACAAGAATCTATGCAGAATTAAGGCGCAGGAAACAAAGCATGATGTACAAAATTGCTGCTGGCATATAGAGCTGCCGCAGCCTCCCGTTGAAAGATTGTTTTATGCTACCGACACGAGCAATCTGAACGGCATAACAGCCAAAGGCTATAATCTCTATCTCGTCGAAGCCAACTACACAGAAGCGGACATCAAAGACCGCATAGCCGAGAAGAAAATCAACGGCGAGTATGTGTATGAAAAGCGCGTGATGCGTGAGCATCTAAGTAAAGAGAAAGCCGATGATTGGCTATACCAGAATATGACAGCGCATTCCGAATACATCTATATGCACTGCCATCAAGAAAAGGACAACTGAATATGGATAAAACAGCCTATATCAAATTATGGCTCGATTACAGATGCTATTTTGAGACGCTCAGTGACGCTGAGGTAGGGCGTTTGGTGCGTGCAATGCTCGATTATGAGATAGACGGAGCAACGCCAAAGTTCAGCGGGAGTGAACGTGTTCTGTGGCCTGTAATGCGGCGAAACATTGATATTGACCATGAATTCTTGGAAAAGCAGGCGAAGAACGGTTCAAAGGGCGGTCGCCCGAGAAAACCCAAAGAAACCCAACAAAACCCAGAAGAACCCAAAGAAACCCAACAAAACCCAGAAGAACCCAAAGAAACCCAACAAAACCAAAAAGAGAAAATAGAAAATAGAAAACAGAAAATAGAATATATTACTACTACGACTACCGCGCAAGCGCGCGAAAGCTGGCAACAATGCGTAGATTGCTACGAGCAGAACATTGGCGCACTTCCTCGTGCCGCATTTGATAGCATTGTGGGCTATCTGGAGCAGGTAGAGCCTGACCTTGTTTGCGAGGCAATCAATCAGTCAGCTATCAACAATAAGCGCTCGTGGGGCTATGCGCAGGCAATTTTGCGTGACTGCCTGCAAAAGAACATTACCACACGCGCGGCGTATCTTGCCGAAAAAGAAGCCAGAAGCCAGCAGAAAGGAACATCACAACGGCAGCAGATGAAAACCACACAAGAAAAGCTGCGCGAAATTGCGAAAGGAGGCATAGCAGATGACTTATCAGCAGACGGCGGCGCTCCTGTCGCTGGCTATGAACTACTGGGATAACATTTGCAGCAAAACGAACGCCGATGAAACTGCCAAAGCCTGGGCGGCGTCGCTTGCCGACGTCCCCTACAGCGCCGCACTGAAAGCTGTGCAGGAGCTTTCCAAAACGCACCGATTCAAGCCAAGTGTAAGCGAGGTGCGGGAAGCTGCTGTCAAATACAGCGCATACAACGTCGCCGATAACTGGTCTATGCGCCTTGCGTGGGACAGGTACACAGAACTCGGCATACCGCTGCCGGAATGGTTTGCTGCTGGCGTGTTACAGCTTGGCAGCGCGGCTCCGGAGAGCTATAAACAGGTATTATTTGGGAAGCGCACACAAGAGAAAATTTCATGTTGAGGTGAAAATATGCTGAATGTTGTTGCAATCATGGGCCGCCTTGCGCGTGACCCGGAGCTTCGCCAGACTACGACGGGCAAGAATGTTGCGTCGTTCCGCATCGCCTGTGATCGCGGACGCCGTGACGCCAACGGCCAGAGCCAGGCAGACTGGCTGGACGTTGTTGCATGGGACAGGACGGCAGAGTTCGTCTGCAAGTATTTCCAGAAAGGCTCCCTGATTGCCATTGATGGCCGCTTGCAGACCCGCCAGTATCAGGACAAGAACGGCCAGAACCGCACAGCCGTTGAAATCGTGGCCAATAACGTGAATTTTGGGCAAAGCAAGGAAAGTATATACCCTGGCACGGAAAACGCGCCAGAGAACGCCGCAGCCGCCCCAGAGCGCACGCAAAGCGCACAGCGCACAACGCAAAGTGCAGCACCGAGCTATTCCTCTGGCAACAATGAAGACTTTGCTATGATTGAGGATGAGGGCGATTTGCCGTTCTAAGGTGCAGAACATGGCTAAAATTTACAAGTATACAGTACCGCTTGCCCCGGTGACGAAGAAGAACAGCCCGCAGATTTTCTACATGGGCGCACGATGCCCCGTTTGCCACAAGGGTAAAACAGCGCGTGTCATGCCGAGCGCGGCCTATCTCAAGTACGAACGAGCAGCCGTGTATTATCTTACCCCCAAGCCAAAAAAGCCGATAGACACGCCCTGCCGCGTTGAGACGCGGTTCCCTATGCCGACGCGCAGACGATGCGACCTGCCGAATCACATCGAGGCAATACACGACATTCTGGTAAAGGCAAAAATTCTGGCTGACGATAATTATACCATCATCGCCAGCGTGGACGGCTCCCGCGTACTGTACGACAAATCCAACCCCCGCACCGAAATTTTTATCGAGGAGATGCTGGACGATGAACAGCCCGTGTAAAGACTGCCCAGACCGCCATGCGCATTGCCACAGCGCTTGTAATCGCTACGGCGAGTATGCGGCCATGCTTGAAAAAATCCGCGCACAGCGGCTTGCAGATGCCGCAGCGGACGCGGCAGATGCAGAGCGCGGAATTAAAATCCGCCGCGATGTCAGAAAATACGGATTATATAAAACAGGAAAGAGTTGAAAGACATGAAAGCCAGACTTCATCCCACCCCGGCCATGCAAAAAGCCATAGACGCCTATGCAGAAGCTAAAATTCAGGGAATCCAGAGCCGTGCGCAGGAGGCCGTCATGAAGGAGCGCGACGACATTGCTATCCGCGCCACCTATCTGTGTCTGCTGGCGTGCTATCAGGTCGGTCTTTCTCCCCGCACCCTGAAACGGATTCAGGATGTAATGACCGGCCCCGTTGCTGATAAATACAACGAGTACCGCAATGACCAGCTTGCCGACCTCTGGGCGCAGGTAACGCTGCAAAGCATCGGCATTGAAGCACCCCAAACAAAGGAGCCGCTATGACCAAAACAAAATTCTGCAAGACCTGCGGGAAAATCATGTGGGACGTACAGCCCACAAAGCGCTATTGCGATGCCTGCATCCGCAAGCGCAATATCAAAAGCGCGCAGGCATCCTACCAGCGCCGCAGGGATGCCGGTGTTTTGAAAAAAGGCAAGAAACCCGCCGCGCATCCAAACCCGAAGAAAACAATAAAACCCATTGAACAATGTACCCGCGAAGCCGCCGCCATGGGCCTGACCTATGGGCAGTATGTAGCCCGCGGGCTGGATAAGGAGTGATTGTAATGGGATTCGATATTGAAGTAAGCCGCTACGATGTAGCCAAGTGCCCGCACTGCGGCAAGCCCATCAAAGGCACAATCCGTGGCTATGAGTATTCGGTAGGATATGACTGGAAAAGGTTTCTCGAAAAAATAGGATATTATGCGCCCTATGAAATACGCAAGATAGAGCCGGAACGAGATTTTTATGGCAAGGATATGACGCTCACATCCGAACAGGCGAAAGACCTTGCAGAGTTTGTCAAAGTATACAGACCATACCAATGGGTAAGCATTGGGTGGCTTGTCGATCGCGCAATAGAAAACGGAGATTTTGTAGTTATCAACGCAAATTGGTAAGGAGTGAGACTATGGACGCAGTTAAATTTATCATGACGGTAAGAAGGATATGCAAAAATCAAGGATGCGCGAAATGTCCTGTTTGTAAAGAAGGCATGTGCATGGTTGAGTCCGGCGGCAATTCAAGTGAAAGAATTGTAGAAACGATTTCAAAAGTAGAGCAATGGGCAAAAGACAACTCAGTCAAGACTCGCCAGAGCGAGTTCTTGAAGTTGTTCCCGAATGCCAAAAAATCAGACGGAATAATAAATATATGTCCTATCCTTATAGACGAAGACTGTAAGTCAACTAGTGAATGTCTGGGAACAAGATGCAACGTGTGTCGTCAACTGTTTTGGAACGAGGAGGTAACCGACAATGACTAACATCACAACCCTGCGTCCCGGCGAGCACTTCATGTTCAAAAACTTTGAGTGGGTCTGCCTTGACCCGAACCACCCTGACGGCGGCGTGTTGGCTATTATGGCAAAGCCGTGGGCAAAAGATGTAAAATTCTGCCCAAGTGATAAATTTGCAGACGAAAGGGGCAACTGGAATAACTACCGCACCAGTAATGTGCGCGGGGTTTTATCTGATATGGCTAACGCAGTTTTTGCTGGAAAAGGTCTGTTGCCACATACCGTTGACCTTGTTGCCGACAACGGAGACAGAGCTTATGGCACTGTACAGGACTTTGTTTTTATCCTGACCTGTGACGAGTACCGCAAGTACCGCGAGTTAATACCGCACTACGACAGCTTGATTTGGACTGCCACGCCTTGGTGTTGCGGTGACAAGGATTCCGACGCGGGCCTCGCGAACATCGTTCGCTATGTGAGCGCGAGTGGTAATTTGTACCACCGCAATGCGTGCAACGGCGGTGACGTCGCCCCGGTTTGTATTCTCAATCCCGAATCCATCAATCTGCGCCAGAGCATGGCCTATGTAGAGGAGGTATCAAAATGAGCACAACAATAGGCTGCCCGATTCCGGGCGCAAGCCAGCCGAAAGAACCGGTGCGGCTGATTGACATTAAAGAAATCTTACAATATGACGGCGCACATTTCACATGGTCTGGCGGCAGGAATTGCCTTTCTGAACAGAAAGCGGCCTTTGCGCGTGGTTACGACGCTGGGATGAAGTTTATCGTGGACAAAGTCAAGAAAGCACCTACCATCGACCCAGAATCCCTGCGGCCTACTGCGCATTGGATAAGAGATAGCGGCGGAAGCACAAATGTTGTATGTTCAGCCTGTAATGCAATTTCTTTCGCTGCTTATAATTTTTGCCCGCACTGCGGCAAAAGGATGGTGAACGCAGATGACTAACTGGGTAAGCGTTAAAGACAGACCGCCGGCTGAAAGGAAGAACACAAAATGAACGACGCACTTTTAAGCAGCAAAAAAATGGATTACTGCACACCGCAGGACTTTTTTGACAAGTTAAACGAGGAATTTCATTTCGTTCTGGATGCAGCGGCAACCGAGAAAAGCGCAAAGTGCAATCGGTTTTACACGCCGGAAACAGATGGTCTGAAAATGCCGTGGAGCGTTGAATCAGGAAGTGTGTTTTGCAATCCTCCATACGGCAGAATGATTGGTCTATGGGTGCGCAAAGCCTACGAAGAATCGCGGAGCGGGACAAAAATAGTCCTATTGATACCCGCGAGAACTGATACGTCATATTTCCACGATTATGTGTACGGAAAAGCTGAAATCCGTTTTCTGCGCGGAAGACTGCGTTTTGAGGACGATAACGGAAACAGGTATCCACCAGCGCCTTTTCCGTCTATGCTGGTTATATACAACGGAGAACATTATGCTTGAATTAAACAGGTGTTACAACATGGACAGAACTGCCGATCTACACCCCCCGGAGGTGACCCCATGACAATTATCCTAGTTATCGCCGCCGTCTGTGTTTACGACCTGTGCGGCCTGCTCGCCGTCCTGTACATCAACCACACAGACCGAATGGATACCGTAGACGGCGCAGACAACGTTATTGTCCTTATTTTCTGGCCGCTGCTGGTCGTAACCCGTATCAGCATCGCATGTTATAGAATCATAAGGAGGCTTCTAAAATGAATTCTACCCCAGGAGGTGACCCCATGACAAAACAGCAACTAGTTGATGAATACGCCCGCGAACATCTTTGCGCGACGTGCGAGTGGAAGAATGGCGATATTTGCACGCTGCCGCGCTGCATGAAACTGGAAGAGAGGAGATACAATGACCAGAGAAGAATTCAACCAAAAGAAAGTGTGGCTATGGAGATACCAACGCAGCAGGAATCATGAACGACAGCTGCGCCAGCAGATACAAAGCGAACGTGAACGGGCAACAGCGACCACTAAAGCATTATCCCCCGTGGTGGTGTCTGCTGGCGGGAAAAACAAAATCGAGGATGCCGTTTGCAGAATCATGGAGCGTCAGGAAGCTCTATACAATCAGATTATTGAAACCGAAATGCAAAGGGAAGAAATCGAAACCGCAATAAACTCTGTTCAAGACCAAATGCAGCGGGACGTTCTGCGGGAGCGGTATATTGTCGGCACCCCGTATTGGTGGAAAATTGCGATAAATCTAAATATTTCCGAGCGATGGGCAAAGAAATTACACCGCGCTGCAATTGAAAATCTGTGCACTCCAGTTCACTTTTAACCTGCTATTATAGATATGCTGGATGATGTAGGAACGGGACAGCCTACGGCATAGCTAAAATCTCTTTTCTTTACCATTTCAATTCTCCTATTCATAGCTGGCAGCCGGGAAAGACCGGCATTTTATATGCTGCATAGCCGATTCTATCCACAAAGAATAAGGGAGCCGCGTTCCGAAGCAACGGCGCGGCAAAGGTGCAAGACCTATGTGCAGTACCAACAGTCGCGGCAAGCCTCTGTTGCACGCAACTTGCAAAAGCGTGTGAGTTTGTGGCAAGTTTCTGAATATAAGACGGTGATACGCTAAATATAAACTTGTTTATAACTTGCACACCGTGCAACACGCGCAACTGCCACGCCTTTTATATGCCGCACAGCACCTGAAGAGTGCAGCCATTTGGCATGGGGCCGGTTCGATTCCGGCAGCGGTGAAAGCTGGGTCGCTCCCACCGGTGAAAGCCCGGCGCAGGCAAAACGCGATAGATAACCTGAACGCTGTAAGCAAAGCGGCAAGTCGATCAGGAGCGCGGCGCGATGGCAGGTCGCAACGGGACTTCGAGAGCCTGAAAAAGTCTGCCCGGCATCTGCTTGTGCGGACTCCGTTACTGACGCAGTTACGCATCGCCGAAACCCATAATATCAAAGCAGAGACCGCAAGCCTGAGCGGTATAGCAAATAAAGGGATTACGTTGCGGATTTGCTCCCCGCAACGGGTGAGGTCGGCACAGCATACACCGACAGGGCGGGAACGCGCTTTTCCTCCGGCGCAAAGGGGTTTTGGGGGATATAAGCCTACACAAATTGTGTGGGCTTTTTGTGTTGTAAAGCGAGGTGATAAAGTGGCATCAAGAAAAAATCCGGTGGGCGCACCACCTAAATACAGAAGCGTAAAGGCAATGCAAGAAAAGATTGATGCCTACTTTGAAGCCTGCAAAGGACAGCCGTTCTTAGACGATAACGGCGAACCGATGAGAAATAAAAACGGCTATATCATCTATGACGATAAAAAGCCGCCTACTGTGACAGGGTTGGCGCTTGCACTTGGTTTTGCATCAAGGCAGGCGCTTTTGAATTACCAAAACAAACCAGAGTTCAATGACACGATTACGCGTGCAAAGACCCGTTGCGAACAGTATGCCGAAGAAAGACTGTATGACAAAGACGGCTCAGGCGGCGCACAGTTCAGCTTGCGGGCAAATTTCGGATGGCAGGATAAGCCGGAACAACAGCAGGATAGCGAGGTGCTAATCATAGATGACTTGTAAGCTATCTGGCGTTGTTTCCCCTTGCTTCGCAAAAGTCCACCGTGAAATCAAGGCTGGCAACGTAAAAGAGCTTGTCGCAAAGGGCGGGCGCGGCAGTACAAAATCCAGCTATATCAGCATAGAGCTGATTTTGCAGCTCATAAAGCATCCGCAATGCCACGCGGCAGTGTTCCGCAAGGTCGGCAACACACTGCGCACAAGCGTTTATGCGCAAATCGTATGGGCAATCAATGAGCTTGGTTTGCACGACCGTTTTCGCTGCACGGTTTCCCCGATGGAATGCACCTATTTGCCGACAGGGCAAAAGGTGCTTTTTTTCGGTATGGACGACCCCGGCAAGGTCAAGTCTGTAAAGATGCCGTTTGGCTATATCGGCATTGCGTGGTTTGAGGAGCTTGACCAGTTCGATGGCGCGGAGCAAATCCGAAACGTGGAACAATCCTGCCTGCGCGGCGGTAACTGGTCAATTACATTCAAAAGTTTCAACCCGCCAGCAATGGCGCGGAACTGGGCGAACGGGTACGCTATGAAAGCGCGGGCGGGAAAGCTGATACATCATTCCACCTACAAAACAACGCCCACAGAATGGCTCGGAGAGCGGTTTCTGGCCGATGCGGAATATTTGCAGCGCACAAACGAAACAGCCTACCGACACGAGTATCTGGGCGAGGTTGTCGGCAGCGGTACAGCGGTATTCGAAAACCTGAAAATTCAACCAATCACAGACGAGCAGTTGAAAACATTCGACAGAATCAAACGCGGCGTTGACTGGGGCTGGTATCCTGACCCATGGGCATACAATGCGATGCACTTTGATGCAGCGCGGCGCACGCTTTACATCTTCGACGAGCTAACGCGGCGCAGAACCAGCAATAGAGACACGGCGCAACTGCTTTTGGATAAAGGGCTGACACGTGAGGATAAAGTCTGCGCGGATAGCGCCGAGCCAAAGTCCATCGCCGATTACAACAAGTACGGTGTGAAGACATTCCCAGCCAGAAAAGGGCCAAAGTCTGTTGTATACGGTACAAAGTGGCTGCAGATGCTTGATGCTATTGTAATAGACCCCGTGCGATGCCCGGACACTGCAAAAGAGTTCAGCGAGTATGAATACGAGCGGGACGGCAAGACGGGGGAAGTACTGGAAGGCTACCCGGATTTGAACAACCATCACATTGACGCAGTGCGTTATGCGATGGAGAGCACAGCGAACAAGGCGGGAGACACCGCCGAAACCAGATACAAGAGCATTTTCGTGTAAAGGCGGTGAGAAGACGTGAAAACATACCAAGATTTTGTAGCGGTTGGCGAGTACGAAAAGGCCCGCATGAGTTTCATACTGGGCGCAATCAATGAGTATAAGGCCGACCATAGCACACGCCTTGCAGCGAACGCCAACAAGTATTACCACGGAGAAAACCCTACAATCAACAAATATGAGAAAATCATTTACGACATGCAGGGCAAGGCGCACTGTGACATGTACACGGCAAATCACAAGATTGCAAGCAAGTTTTTTGGCTTGGTCGTAGACCAAGAAGTTTCGTATTTGCTGGGCAACGGCGTTTCATTTCAGGAGCCGGAGACAAAAAAGGCGCTGGGTGCGACGTTTGACGAAGATATTATGGACGCTGCCCGCCATGCTTTGATTGACGGGCAGTCTTTCGTGTTTTGGAATCTCGACCATGTGCAGGTGTTCGCAGCAGAGGAATTTGTTCCACTGTACGACGAGGAAGATGGCTCCATTAAAGCCGGAATCCGTTTCTGGCAGGTGGCAGACAATAAGCCACTACGCGCCACGCTGTACGAGCTTGACGGCTACACAGAATATCTAAAGCCCAAAAGCGATGATATGGCGATTCTCAAGCCGAAACGCGCTTACAAGTTGAAGCTGCGCACCAGCGAGGCAGACGGCACAGAAATTTATGACGGTGAGAATTATCCCGGATTTCCCATTATCCCGCTGAAAAACGGAGAGCAGGCCCACAGCGAGCTACAGGGGCGACAGAATACCATTGACGCGCTCGACCTTGCAAGCTCCAACATGGTAAACAACGTTGACGAAGGCAACCTGATTTTCTGGGTTCTGACCAACTGCGGAGGTATGGACGAGCAGGACGATACAAAGTTCATTGAGGGTCTGAAAACTACCCACGTTGTCCATGCTGACGGTGACGAGGGCGCGAAGGCCACGCCACAGAGCATCGAAGCGCCGTTCCAAGGCACGCAAGCCACCATTGACATGCTAACCAAAAAGTTATACGAGGACTTCCAGGCGTTTGATTCTGCCGCTGTCAGCGCTGGCAACCAAACTGCAACGGCAATCAAGGCCAGTTATGTGCCACTTGACCTGAAAACGGACAAGTTTGAAAGTTGCGTGACGCGCTGCATCAAGGGCATTTTGGCGGTTGCAGGTCTTGATGACGATCCGACATACACGCGCAATCAAATTATCAACAAGCAGGAAGAGACGCAGACGGTCTTGCTCGGAGCGGAATATTACGACGACGAGTACATCACGCGCAAGCTATTGACCATCCTCGGCGACGCAGACCAGTTTGAAGACTTGATGCGCCGCAAGGCTGCCGAGGAGCTAGACCGCACAATTACCAACCAGCCTCCTAACGAGCCACAGAACCAGCCTGGAGAAGGAATGAACGGCAATGGCGAAACCTGATTACGCCCACAAAATGACAGATGCCGAGCTTGCCAAGCTGGAACAGCGCATCGAAAAGCTTTACAAAGAAGCTGCTGAAGAACTGACCGACACGGTGAAAGCCTATTTTGAGCAGTTTGAGAAGCGTGATGCAGCCATGAAAGAAAAGCTGGATGCAGGCGAAATCACCGAACAGCAATACAAGCAGTGGCGGCTTGCGCAGATGGGTCGAGGCAAGCGTTTTACGGCGCTGCGGGACAAGGTGGCAGAAAGATACACCAACGCCAACGAAACGGCTGTAGCATACGTCAATGACGCCACGCCGGGCATTTACAGCTTGAACCGCAATTACTCTGCTTACAAAATCGAGCAGGTTTCCGACAAAGCAGATTTTACGCTGTGGGATGAGCAGACTGTGAAACGCTTAATCGATGAACAGCCTGACTTGATGCCATATTACCCTCCAAAGCGTGCATTGCAGCGCGGCATTGACCTGAAATACGGCAAGCAACAGATTACCGCCAGCGTGACAAGCTCCATCCTGCAAGGCAAAAGCATACCGAAAATCGCCAACGACTTACAAAGCCGGATGCAGGATATGAACCGCACAAGCGCTATTCGAACCGCCAGAACGGCAGTAACAGCAGCGCAAAACGCGGGGCGGCTAGATACCTACCGCGCCGCGCAGGACATGGGAATAAAGCTCAAAAAACGCTGGCTGGCAACGCTGGACAACCGCACACGACACGCACACGCAATGCTTGATGGGCAGACTGTAGACGTTGACAAGCCGTTTAAGGTTGACGGGTACGAGATTATGTACCCGGGCGACAGTTCCGCACCGGGGTATCTTGTGTATAACTGCCGATGCACCCAAATTGCAGAGGTTGACGGCGAGGATACAAGTAGCGGCGGCAGACGCGCTATTGACCCGGAAACGGGGGAATCTGTGCTTGTGGAAGATATGACCTATGCAGAGTGGGCGGGGTGGAAGAAAGAGCAAGCAATAGTCAAGGAAAAAGCTGAACTTAAGGTGAAGCGAGAATTGAGCGATGAGAATCACACTTAAAAAGTAAGAGGTAAGAGCCATGAATCCATTAAAAAGATTTTTAGATGATACATCAAGCGAACAGTTTAGAGTATATGACACTTCCGATGAAGCCGAAAAGCACGTAAGCATCTTTGGAGTCGAAGATGTACCCATTACAGAAGATGACATTAAAAATCTCCGAGAGGGCAAAACGCTTGTGTGCGAGATCATGAATGAATACAGCATTATTATGCACTTAGAAAGCAATGAAAATCACACTTGAAGACCACAGCGCCGAGGCGCTGGAAGCGCTTGATGCTGCTGTTGGAAGAGCACTCGAAAAATGTGGCCTTGTAGCAGAGGGATACGCTAAAAAGCTATGCCCTGTTGATACAGGAAACCTACGCAACAGCATTACACACACTGTGACAGACAACGGCGAACGCGCCGCCTACGTTGGCACAAACAGTAAATACGGCGTATACGTTGAGTGCGGTACTGGCATTTACTATCCGGGCGGAAGACAAACGCCGTGGTTATATCAAGACGCTAAAGGCAATGTACATTTGACGCACGGCCAACGGGCAAAGCCTTTTATCAAGCCTGCCGTTTCCGAGCACGGCGAACAGTACAAAAGAATAATCGAAGCAGAGCTGAAAGGCAAATAAGCCTCTCGGCTCTTTTTATTAGCATCTACCGCGTTTGCGGCAGGTGCTATTTTTATACGCAAAAACAGCGAAGCACAGCTGTTTTGAATAAATAAACTCAAATGGCGAAGAACCGCCACCGAAGAAAAGGAGAGAACCCCCATGGCAAAATTTACACGCGCTGAAATCCGTAAAATCATTGGCGAAAGCTGCACTGACGAAATTGAAAATCAGCTGGTGGCGCTCCATCTGGGCGTTGTAGACCCGCTGAAGGACGACGTCACGCGGTATAAAGCCGATGCAGAAAAGCTGCCGGGCGTTCAGAAGGAGTTGGACGACCTGAAAGCGCAGGGCGACGGCGGCTACAAGGCTAAGTATGAAGCAGAGCACAAGGCTTTCGGGGACTACAAGGCCAACGTAGACGCTGAAAAAACGACGGCTGCCAAAGAAAAGGCGCTGTCAGACGTCCTGCTGAAAATCGGCATTTCTGAAAAACGGATTTCCTCTGTCGCACGCCTTGCAAAGGGAGACGGCCTGCTTGACAAACTGGAATTGGATGACAAGGGCGCTATCAAAGACGCAGCTGCGCTTGAAAAGAGCCTCAAGACCGATTATGGCGAGTACATCACCAAGAGCAGCACAAAAGGCGCAGACACGTCTACTCCCCCTGCCAACAATGGCGGCAAAGCCCTGACGCGGGAGGACATCTACAAGACGGACGACAAGGGCCGCTATGTACTGTCCACCTCCGAGCGGCAGGCGGCGCTTGTGAACCTCATGCAAAACGAATCTGACGATTAACAGAAAGGAGCCAATATATGGCTGCAAAAACTAACCTGACTACCGCCGCCCAGATTACTGTCAACGCCCGCGAGGTTGACTTCGTCACCCGCTTTGGCAAGAACTGGGACGCGCTGCGCACCATCATGGGCATTATGCGCCCCATCCGCAAGGCCCCCGGCACGAAGCTGGTCTCCTATGAGGCCGCTGTTGACGGCACTCTGGCTGGCGGTACGTCCGTTGCCGAGGGCGATGAGATTCCGCTGACCAAGATGAAGGTCGAGCCCAAAACCTACGGAGACATTGAGATTGCCAAGTATGCTAAGAGCGTATCCGTTGAGGCAGTCGCCAAGTACGGCGCAGACGTTGCCGTTGAAAAGACCGACGAGGCGTTCCTTGTCGCCCTGCAGAACAAGGTTCTGGGCGACTTCTACACCTTCCTGAACACTGGCTCTCTGGCTGTAGCTGCTACCACTTGGCAGCAGGGTCTTGCTCTGGCAAAGGGCAACGTGCTGGACAAGTTCGCCAGCATGGATCGTGATGTTACCGAGGTTGTCGGCTTTGCCAACATTCTGGACTTCTACGGCTATCTGGGCGACAAGGAAATCACCACGCAGACCGCATTCGGCCTGACCTATGTTCAGAATTTCATGGGTTATTCCACTCTGTTCTTGCTGCCCGCAAAGTACATCGCCCGCAACAAGGTCATTGCCGTCCCTGTTGAGAACATCGACCTGTACTACATCGACCCCGCCGACAGCAATTTCACCAAGCTGGGCCTGAACTATACCGTCGAGGGCGAAACCAACCTGATTGGTGTGCATGTTGACGGCGACTACAGCCGCGCAACTGGCGATATGTACGCTCTTATGGGTATGAAGCTTTGGGCCGAATACCTTGACGGTATCGCCGTTGCCACCATTACGCCCGCAGAAACCCGGAGCGCAAAAACTGTCAAGGCAGAACAGTAAAAAAGAGGGAGTGCAATGCTTGAAGAATTGATGAGGGAGTGCCGGAACTGGTTTGTCACACAGAATGGCGTCCATCTGGGCGAGTTCAGCATCAAGGGCGGGAGCATTGCGCTCCCTTTTTTGCGTGCCGGACAGTATTTCCGCATTGTGGGAAGCGTTCTGAACGATGGTGTGTATCAATACGGTAACTGCTCGTTGAGGGATGAAACCTTTGACGGGGCTATCTGGGCCATGGCCGTGCCTGCCGAATTTCTGCACCTTGAAGAAGAAATCAAGGCGTGGCGCACGCAGTACGAGAACGCCGCAAACAGCCCATTTCAAAGCGAGAGCTTTGCGGGGTATAGTTACACTAAATCTACTGCAAGCGGCGGTTCTGGCGGCTCTCTGCCGGGCTGGCAAGGTGTATTTGCATCACGGCTGAACAAGTGGAGGAAACTGTAATGAGAACCGATAAACTCGACGTCGATGTTACTGTAAATCTCAGCATGAACATTGATAAATCTACAGCTGAGGGATGCTTAAAAATCGTTGAAATGTTTGTGAACGCAAGCAATGCTCGCGTCGTTGCAGATAGAGAGCCAAATGGCGATGTGAGGTATCATTATGAGTTTACTTGATGCGTTTTCGCGTCGCTGCTGTATTATGGACAAGACCACAAAGCCGGACGGCGAAGGTGGCTATGTTGTCGAGTGGGCAGATGGCGCGGAGTTTGACAATTTCGTTTCGCTGGATAGCAGTTTGGAGGCCCGCCGTGCAGAAGCAGAGGGCGTGACCAGCGTATATACCGGCGTTGTCAACCGAGATGTGCCGATTGAGTATGGCAGCGTCTACAAGGACGTTGAAACAGGCGCGTATTATCGCGTAACAAGCCGCCCGGAAGAAAAGCAAGCCCCGAAAACGGCTTCCTCTATGCTGCGCAACTTAATGAGCTTTACGGCTGAACGCATGGGAGGGCTGCCGAAATGACAAAGGGCGCTGCACTACAGCAGTTTTTCGATAGCTTTCTCCCTGCGTATGCTACAAACGCCGTGCCGGACGACGTTGTACTCCCATACTTGACTTATGATGCGGTATTTGACGCTGAAGGAGGTGCGCCGTCGCTAACGGTGAACCTGTGGTTCTATACGACGTCTGAGGCTGTTCCAAATGCCAAAGCACAGGAAATATCGGACGCTATCGGCATCGGCGGCAAGTTGCTGAAATTTGACGGCGGCTACATTTGGATTCGGCGCGGTTCCCCTTTCTGTCAAGCGCTGGCAGATGAAACAGACAAAAACATTAAGCGGCGGTATTTGAACATTACCGCCGAATTTTTATGCCAAAATTGAGGTGAAAATATGGGTAAATTTACCGCTATTCCCAAAGATACGTTCGACGCATTGCAGCTTGACGCTGGCGTGCTGTTGAACACATTCAACCCAGCAAGCATTGCCGCTCCGCAGGACGGCGACATTATCTGCGCCACTACTGGCGGCATCAACGCCACTTGCGTTCCTACATTCTCCGACTTGGGCGAGGACGTTGACAACTGCCCGGTCAACACCAAAGAGCTGAAACATCTGGACGGCTGGGAGTGCAAAATGTCCTTCACGGCTCTTGGCACGTCCCCTGATAATATCAAGATGGCTCTGGGCAGTGCAGACGTTACCACAAACAAGATTACGCCTCGCCGCGACTTGAAGCAGACCGACTTTAAAGACGAACTGTGGTGGGTGGGTGACCGCGCAGATGGTGGCTGCGTTGCTATCTGCCTGAAAAACGCTTTGTCCACTGGTGGCTTCTCGTTGCAGACTACCAAGAGAGGCAAGGGGCAGATTTCCTGTGAGCTGACTGGCCATGTCTCCATCACTGCGCAGGACGTTGTCCCTATGGAGTTCTACAGCATCGACGCGGAGGGATAAAAAATGCGACTGCTTTCTCAGATGACTACCGACGAGACCTGCGATGTCTTGTGCATCGCCGCCCCTCATATCCAGAACATGGCAGATGACAAAAACCTCATTGCAGAGGTTCAACGCAGGCTTCCCAAAGGGGAACATACGCAGATTGACGTGTATAGGTTCGGCCTTACGCGCGTTGTGAATCTTGTTCCCATCTTCTTGAAAGACCACAGAGAAGACGTATATGCGATTCTTTCTCTGTTCAACGGCCTCACCCCAGAAGAATGCGGAAAGCAGGGTTTCTTAAGCACGTTGGCGCAGATTAACGAGCTTGTGAAAGACGAGGACTTCGTTAATTTTTTCAAACAGTCTTTCGGTACGGAGCAGAAAGCGTAATAGTCGCAATCTTAAGCATGCCGAAACTGAGCGCACGTGCGTTTATGTCGGCACTGCCATACCGAATCAAAGAAAAAACGGATGAAGTGGCATATCGTGTTTATATGTCGGATGTGCTTATCACGATTACAAAAAACATGATAAAAACAGAAAGCGAGCCGAAAAGGTACTGGGATATAATCAACCCGCCGCCAGAAGAAACACGAACAGCGGATGAAATCAAAGAACACATGAAGAACAAGCTGAGAAAACTGGAAGAGCCGCCCCAAAAATAGGGCGGCTCATTTTAGAAGCAGTTTGTCATAATGGCTTTGTAGATTTTATCGTCTACCTCGATTAAAAAGCGTTTACCGCTTGCAACCCACTGTGGGTCTTCTTTCAGCTGAATTGCAATCTGATAAATGCCTTTTTGTTTTGCGGTGACTGCGCCAGCCACGAGACCAGCAGGCCCAAGAATGGCGCCGCCAACAAGCCCGCGCATCACACCAGAAGACATAGATTTCTTCTGGGATTCATCCAGAATGGAATAATCTGCAACGGTGCTTCTGTCTAATGTGATTGCGGGCATCAATCCCATGTCGAGTTGAACTCGACCAAAAGAAAGATTGACCTTCTTTCCGACGTAATCTCCTGCGATAACTGCATTTTTAGCTTTTGCCATAGCAAAACACCTCCTAAAGCTAGGATACAGCATGGCTAACAAAAAATCAACAAGAAAGGAGTGAGAAGTTGGACGTATTTAATCTAAACGCAAAATTAAGTCTTGATACAGATGATTATGAACGGCAGTTAAACGATGCAAGCGGCAAAACAACATCGTTTTGGGATGTATTCAGCGGGACGTTTCTTGGAAATGCTGTTTTTGATGGCCTGAAAGCTGTGGGAAGCACGATTGTATCTGTTGGCAAATCGGCAGCAGGTGCAGCTCTCGATATTGGAAAAGCATCCCTGAGCAGTTACGCAGACTATGAGCAGCTTGTCGGCGGCGTAGAAACCTTGTACAAGGACAGCGCAGGTATTATTGAGGGCTATGCAAAGGACGCGTACAAGAACGTTGGCCTGTCTGCAAACGAGTACATGGAGACATCAACATCGTTTGCTGCGGCTCTGGTTTCAAGTTTGGGCGGCGATACACAAAAAGCCGCTGAAATGGCGAATACTGCAATTTCGGATATGTCCGATAATGCGAACAAGATGGGCACCAATATTTCTTCCATCCAAGACGCATATAACGGCTTTGCAAAGCAGAACTACACCATGCTTGACAACTTAAAGCTCGGCTACGGTGGCACGCAGGCTGAAATGAAGCGGTTGATAAAAGAAGCCGCTGCCATGAAGGACACGCAAGCGGAACTCGGCGTAACGGTTGATGCAACCAGTATGTCTTATGCGAATATTGTACAGGCGATTCACGTCGTACAGGCAAACATGGACATTATGGGGACGACCAGCAAAGAAGCTGCAACTACCATCCAAGGTAGTACAGCTTCGATGAAGAGCGCCTGGGAAAATCTGCTTACAGGCATTGCAGACCCAGAACAGGATGTTCAGCAGCTAATCAATAATTTCGTAGACAGTCTTCTTACTGCTGCTCAAAACATTTTGCCGCGTATCCAAGAAATTGTCCCAACGCTGATTAACGCCATGACTGAAATAGGTGCACAGTTGGCCCCTGTAGTCAGCACTGTTATTGAAAGCATGATGCCAACCGTCGTAGAAGGGATAGAAGCACTATTTAACGGCCTTGGCTTTTTGGCAGACGAGTTACAGCCAATCATTGATGAATTATTCTCTTTTCTTGGCGATGCGATAGTAAATGCGCTGACAAGCGCAATTGAAAATTCTGATTTTAGTGTAATTTTTGATATTTTTGATGAAGTCAAAGAGGCAGTCAACGAAGTAATCCCTGTTATAGAAGACTTGGCTCCTGCCATTGGCGCGGTTGGCACTGCTATTGCAGGATGGCAAATAGGAACGAAAATCCAGAAAATGGTGACCGCTTTCGACGAGGCTAAAGTTGCCGTATCTCTGTTCAGCATGGGGCTTTCTGATTCAGAAGTTGCACAGGGCGCTTTGGATGGCACGCTCAAAGGGTCGGAAGTTGTCGTTGGGCTGCTTACTGGGAAAATTGATTTGCTTTCTTTGGCGCAAGGCAAACTCAAGGCTGCGCAGGCTGCACTAAACGCCGTTATGGCAGCTAACCCGATTGCAATCGTAATCACGTTGATTGCAGCTCTGATTGGCGTATTTGCCACTCTGTACGCAACGAACGAAGATTTCAGAAACAAAGTCAACGAAATTTTCGAGTTCGTAAAGACCACTGTTGTTACATTCTTCACAGAGACCGTTCCAGAGGCGATTAACAGTGCGTTAGAGTGGTTTCAACAGCTCCCCGATAAAATATCTGAGTTCATGGCAAACGCCGTGCAAAGCATTGCTGACTGGGCTACACAAACGGCGGAAAATGCCCGCCAAGCTGGCAGTAATTTTATCAATGCTGTTGTAGAATTTTTCTCGCAACTCCCGTACAACTTAGGCGTATTTCTCGGCACAGCGCTTGCAAACATCGCAATTTGGGCGGTAGAAACGGCAGAGAATGCGCGGCAAGCTGGCTCCCAATTCTTGCAAAACGTAGTTGAGTTTTTTACGCAACTCCCCGGCAACGTTTTAACGTTCCTGTCTACCACGATCCAGAACGTCATTGCATGGGCTGGGCAAATGAAGTCCAACGCAATCGACGCTGCATCTACGTTCCTGAATAACGTAATTGAGTTTTTTACTCAGTTGCCAGGAAACATTGCAGAGTGGTTCACAAAAACGATTGAAAAAGTCGTAGAGTGGGCCGAAGAATTGAGGAAAAACGGTGAACAGGCCGCAAAAGATTTGCTAGATGCTATTGTTACGGGCCTTCAGGAATTACCCGGCAAAATCTTTGATTTAGGCGTGAACGCGGCAAAGAGCTTACTCGAGGGTATTAAGAGTATGGGCGGCTGGCTGAAAGAACAGGTCGGAAATTTTGTAGACGGCATGGTCTCCGGCTTTACCGGCACGGTGCAGACAAACGGTTCCCACGCTGGCGGTCTGGATTATGTTCCCTATAACAACTACGTTGCAAACCTGCATCGCGGGGAAATGGTTCTGACGGCTAAAGAGGCCGACAGCTACCGCAAAGGCGAGAAAAACGCTGTTGTTGGCGGCGTGACTGTTATCCAAAACATCTACAGTCAGGCCAAAACTGCGGCAGAGCTTATGCGCGAGGCGCAGTATGAGCAGCGGCGGGCGCTTATGATGGGTTCAATTTGAAAGAGGGTGAAGCATGTACACAGCAAGATTTGTGCGGGATGACGGCGAAACGCTGTATTTCGGCTATAATTACGGTTCTATCGTGAATATAGACCCTCTTTCGGATGTAGATGTTGATGTAGCGCTGTCGCAGGGCTTTCAACAGGTCGGCAAGACCTTTGAGAGCGCGACTGTCGGAGAAATCACGCGGGAAGTCAGCGGCTACCTGCTGGGCGACAGCAGGGTGATGAAGCGTAAAATGCTGCGCATCCTTACGCCAAACTCATTCGGCAAGCTGTATTTCGGCGACGGCTATTACTGCAACTGCACCGTGAAGAAGACCCCGGCTTTCAAGCAGCGCCGCCTTGACGCTGCTTTTCAGTTTACGGTTCTCTGCCCCTTCCCTTACTGGCTGGCAGCTGACCGCAAAGGGCAGCAGATTGGAAAGCTGACGCCGTCCTTCAAGTTCCCGGTGAACTACAAAAAGCACAAGTTCGGCGTTACAGACGGCAGTGTATTCATGAATTTTATCAATGACGGAGATACGGATGTTACGTTTTCTGTTATTTTCTACGCGCAGCTTCCGTTGAGCAATCCCGAAATCACGAATGTGAACACGCTGGAAAAGCTGAAAATCAACGAATCACTGCAAGCTGGCGAGTATATCACAGTAAGCCGTGAGGGCGCATCTAAGCGCCTGACCGTCATCAAAACGAGCGGTGACGTTGAGACAAATATTTACGGCAAGCTCGATGATGCAAGTGACTTGTACTACATTCACGCGGGTGACAATATTTTAAAGCATTCCTACACGGACGGCGCTGAACACGCCTTGAATACGAGCGTTTTCTATAATGACGCCTATGTGGGGGTATTCGATGATATGTAGAGTATACGACCCTCAACTAAACAAGCTCGGGCAGATTGAAACGTTTGTCTCCCTTGTCTGGACGGAAAAATATAATCAGCTTGGCACGTTCCAGCTGGAATTGTCGCAGCAGCAGGAATACAGCGACCTCATGAAAGAGGACTATTACTGCGAAATCGACGACAGCGACACGCTTATGATTATAAAATCCGTACAAACGGAGGGAAACAAAATCATTGTCAACGGCGCTCCTGCAACACGGCTTTTATCTGACCGCGTAAGCACCGCAGAGCTATCAAATATCAACGCAGAAACCGCTATGCGTACTCTTATTCATGATATGCAAGCGTGGCCATGCGTGGCTCTGGGCGCGTCCTGCGGGCTTGCTGACAAGTTTGAGGCCCAAACGTCCGACCAGACCATTGAGGAATACTGCGAAAAAATAGCGCAGGCCGTTGACGCTGGTTTCAGGCTACGCTTTGACAAGCCGAATAGAAAGTTGCTTTTTGAGGTATATAAACCGGGCGAAAGCCAGACCGTAAAGTTTTCTACATGGTTTCAGAATGTCGGCAATCTAGACTACTGCGTCTCAACAGCAAGCTACAAGAATGTCGCTATCGTTGCTGGCGCGGGCACAGGCGACGAGCGTATCACCGTCTATGCAGGCGACACGGCTTCAGCAGGCATTGACCGCCGCGAAATGTACGTAGACGCTCGGCAGGAGCAGCAGAAAAACGACGAAAGCCTAGAGGACTACAAAGCGCGGCTTGTGGAGTACGGGAAAGGCAAGCTGCTTGAGCAGCTGCGCCTTGAAACGCTGGACTTTGATATTGATTCCGACTGCGTGAACTTGGGAGACGTTGTTTCCTGCATTTTTCCAGAGCTGGGCATCAATGCGAAAGTCCGTATCATGGGAAAGACCATTACTGCGCAGAACAATGTCACACAGTACAGCGTTGAACTCGGGACACCTGTAATTACAAAGAGGTACTAAATGGCAATTATCACATATCCTCTGAACGATGTGGAGTACACGGCAGAAGATGCAGAGACCTACCTCTGCACCCGCACAAGCGGTGTATATGCTGCCGAATCGTTCCCCGCAACCGTTACAGAGGCACGAAAAATCACCATCGGGACAGGCATGGCCTGGATTAACAACGGCACGTTTAAAGGGAAAAGCGTTGTTAGCACGGAAAATGTATCTGTAGCAATCCCCATTGCGGACGGTGCGCTCCCCCGCATTGACAGAATCGTGCTTCGCTTCACTAAGAGCACTAACGAAAGCACTTTTGAGGTAAAGCCAGGCACACCCGCTTCAAATCCTGTAGCGCCCACTCTAACGCGCTCCGAGCTGCTTTATGAGCTTGGTCTATATACTGTGTCTGTCCCTGCTGGCAGCCTTACAGTAAGCGCCGCAGACGTCACCAACACGATGCTTGATGAAAGTGTCTGCGGCCTTATGCGTGACGGCGTGACGGGCCTGCCGACTGGCACGCTGCAACAGCAGTATGAAGCTCTTATCAAGTCGATGGCGGACGAGATTGCAGCTATTAAGGCGGGCAGCGCTACCATGCTGAAAGATGTCTACGACCCTGCGGGGCTTGGCACATCTGCTACTGTACAGGTGTACAGCTGCTCCAAAACAGGCAACACGTTTGCACTGACTGGCTCTGGTGCTGTGGGCCGTTTCAAAGCACCTGCAACATTTACCAGCGGAGACGCATTCAGCATCAATGGCAAGGCTGTGCCTGCATATGTGGGCGCAAACGCCGTTGACGCGGACACGATTGTCAAAGGCAGGTGGGTACTGTTTACCTATGACGGCTCACAGCTAAATTTTAACGGCGGCGGTGGTCTTGGCAATGCAAAGCTGGCACTGGCTACCGCCGAGCCTGATGATGTGCTGGACGGTAAGAAGTATTACGCCAAAGATAAGACAATCAAGACTGGTAATTTGCCTATACAGCCCAAAACCGTTTCCCCTGTCTCCTACAGCGTCGGCAGCGGAAACCTTAATGCGCGTATTCCCAAGGGCGCTTATAAGGACGACGCTGGCGCAGGGTATCCAGAGGTTGTAATCCCTGTCGGTTCTGCTCCTGCGTCCGCAGTTCTGGCGGGAAACAATTTCACGAGCGCTGAAGCGGGCGTAAACGTTGGCGGCAGCATGACAAACCAAGGCAACTGGAGCCGGGAGATATCCCCGGGCGGTGCAGTTACAGTCCCGGGCGGATACCACGCAGGTAACGGAAGGGTGAGCGCAAAAGCGCTGAAAACGGTGACAATCACCATGGCCCCAAGCTCTATGTACTGGAGCTACACCTTTACAGGCGGTACGCTGGTCGGCATCTGCGACATCGCGTACAGTGCGTACAACTTGGATATTGAGTACCTTCACATCAGCGGGAACACCATCACCATGAAATGGAGCGGCAACGGCTCGGTGAACCGCCAGATCACGCTGATTTACTACTAAGAGGAGGGTCAAACATGGCAGCAACTATTTATGAACCGTTGTCTACAGCACATCTCAAATCGTGTACCGTAGACTTCGACAGCAGGCCAGACAAAAAGGCCGTGAATCTGGTTCAGTATGACCAGACCATTCCTGTTCTTTGCGTTTCGCTCAAAAAAAGCGGCACAGAGTATAAAGTCCCGTCTGACGCAGATGTAAACATCCGCATGGACAAGCGCGACGGCTATCATGTGTACAATCCTGCGCTCGGCGTGAATGCAGAGCGCACAATCGCATATTTTGCTGTCACTCCGCAGATGTCTACTGGATGGGGCGACTATTACCCGATTGTTGAAATCACTGTCGGCGGTGGCATTGCAGGCAGTGCGCCCATCTGGCTGCACTTCGACAGAAACCCTCTACCTGAAAATGCTATTATCAGCAGCGACGAGTACAAGACTATTCAGCAGCTCTTGGAAGATGTGACAGCTGTTAAGGCTGCCACAGAGCAGATTAAGGCCCAGACTGAGGCCGTTAGAGACCAAGCCAAAGGATTCGCCGACAATGCCAAGAACAGTGCGGACAAGGCACAGACCCTCGTTGACGGGATGCCCTCTGACTACAGTCAGGCGATGAAAGACATTGGCACGCTGAAAAACCAGATGCAGCGTGCCTACCCCGATGACAGCACCATTGGTGAAAATACGTGGAGCAGCAAGAACATCGTGGATATGCTTTGCCCACCGCTGGAAGAAAGCGGCAACCCTGTTGTGTGCTACCCTGTGGCGGGCTATCCGCTGGGCGTGAAAGCGAAGTGGGAACCAATGCAGGAAGGGAGCGGAGACCCAAGCCCCGAAAACATTCGTCCCATCAAGGGGCGAGACAGCGTGAAGGTCGAACGGTGCGGGGAGAATCTAAGCACAACGGCAGGTTTAGATGGTGTGGGCTGGGCCACAACTTATGAAGACCTATTAAATGTATTGAATAAATTACCTGCTGGCACATACGTTTTAGACTTTACATTCACCTTGGAAGAATTTTTTGATAGATACACATCTGATACAGCGGAAAGTAACGCTTTTAGGATTAACTCTCGATTTGATGACGGTACGCCGTGTATTGTAACCGATGGTGAGATGATAACAAAAGCCGAAAAGTTGCCGTCGGTAAGAAAAATTACAAAAACATTTGTTATAACTCCACAGAATAAAGGACGTGTAGCAACGGCATATCTTTATGCTTGCGGAAGAGATGAGGCAATAGATGGTGCACCAAATGGTTCTCTAGGAGAGGGCAAGATATCCAACGTAACAATCACACTTGGCAACACCGCCCCCACCACCTACACACCATACAACGGCAGCACCAACACCCTGACCCTACCTGAAACCGTGTATGGCGGCGAGGTGGACGCGGTGAGCGGTGAGGGAATAAAAAATTGGGAAAGAGTTACATTCGACGGTACTGAAAAATGGAAATACGACACGCGTGGATTTTTTATATATATATTACCCCAAAAAGCAAAAGACGATTTAGTATCCCTATGTGATAGGTATACAGGCAAATATACAACTACGGCGGAGGCATTACGCACGGAAGGAAAGCTGCTTGTTGTCGGAACAAGCGTCTGCGGGTATACTGCTGTAAGTGAGTGGATTGCTTATCTCGCGGCCCAGTACGCCGCAGGAACCCCCGTGCAAATCTGCTACGAGCTGGCAGAGCCTGTGCTCTTCACTGCGACAGGCGCACAGCCGTTGCCTGCGCTCAAAGGCACAAACACTGTACTGACAGATGCCGACAGCGCGACTGTGACGGGACGCGCAGACCCCATTAAACGGATCACCGATTTGGAAGATGCGGTTGCATCGCAAACCTGAAAGGAGTAATAAAATGGCTATCAAGAGTAAAGCACGGCACGATTTGACGCTGCGCAGCATCAAGCGGGAAATTGCAGCAGGACGCGATGTTGCATTTTGGCTTGACAAGGCATACACGCATCTGGACAACGGATTGCTGACTGAAGATGACATTGCCGAGGTGGAAGCGCTGGCGCAGGAATACTACGATGCGCTGGACGAGAGAGAGCACGCAGACGAGGTTACGGAGACGCCGGATGTGCCGGAGGTTGACGGTGCTGAAAGTACCACCGACGAAGAAAGCGACACCAACGAAAAGGAGAGTTAAACCAATGAAGGATGAAATGATTCTGTCGCCCGAAATGGACGAGGAACTGTCGAACGGGAAGGGAGAGGACGAGAATGAGTGATTCTGCACTGGCCGTTTACACGGCCATCAGCCCAAACTGCAACCGGCCCCGCAGCCAGCCCATCAGCAAGATTACCGTCCACCACATGGCCGGCAATGCAACGCTTGAATCTTTCGGTGCTCTTGTCGGCAGGCCCTCTCGCCAGATGAGCGCAAACTACGCCATCGAATCCAGCGGGCGCATCGGGCTGTTCTGCCACGAGGCGGACCGTTCGTGGTGCAGCTCGTCGCCGTGGAACGACCAGCGGGCCATTACGATTGAGGTTGCCAACGACAGCGGCGCACCGGACTGGCACGTCAGCGACAAGGCGTATGCCGCCCTGCTCGACCTTTGCACCGACATTTGCCGCCGCAATGGCATCAAGGAGCTGACCTACACCGGCGACAAGAACGGCTCGCTCACGATGCACTGCTTTTACGCCGCCACGGCATGCCCCGGGCCGTACCTGAAAAGCAAGTTCCCGGACATTGCGGCACATGTCACGAAGCGCTTGAAGGGCGACGTGGCCGACGCTGCACCCGTCAAGACGCAGGAGCAGACGTTCATTGACGTCATGGCCGAGAAGTGCCAGAGCCGCTGCCTGAACGCGCATCTTCTGCCGTCGCTGTGCATTGCACAAGCCTGTTTGGAGAGCGCCTACGGCACGAGCGAGCTTGCAGTACAGGCAAACAACCTGTTCGGCATCAAGGCCAGCAATTGGAGCGGCAGAGTGTACAACAAGGCAACGAAGGAGTGGGACGGCAGCAAGTACATCACCATCACGGCGGGCTTCCGCGCCTATGATACGATGGTCGCCTGTGTAGAGGACTACATCAAGAAGCTGACGACAATGCCGCGCTATTCCAATCTGGTCGGCTGTACCGACATCAACAAGGCGTGCGAGTACATCCGCGCCGATGGCTGGGCCACCAGCCCGACGTATACCGCAAGTCTGCTGGCCGTCGTGAAGCAGTTCAATCTGACGCGGTACGATGCCGCCATCAAAGAAGACAAGCCCGCCGCGCCGACGCATCAGGAGGTCTGGCTTGACCACGTTGTGCTGCCGAACGCTGCGGCGATGGAGTTCTACCTCATCGCCAAGAAGTACGGGCTGGACAATGAGAAGGCGTACCATGCAAAATACGTGGAGGTGTGATGCCGATGCAGCATGTATTCTCGTTTACACTTGCGGAGGCCTGGGCGTTTTTAATTTACGCGGCGGGAGCTGCTGCCGGGCTGTACGCCGGGGGCGTTGCCATCAGCAAAGTCATCACCGCCATAAAAAAGCCGAAAGCCGACCAGGACAAACGCATTACCAAGCTTGAAGAGCGGGTGAACGCCATGGAGGGATTCTTGAAAAACGACAAATTGCGGCTTGACCGCATGGACGAGGGGCAGCATGTTACCATGCAGGCATTGCTTGCCCTGCTTGACCACAATCTGGATGGGAACAACATTGACCAGATGCAAAAAGCAAAGGAAGCTTTGCAAAATCATCTGATTGGCTGAAAGGGAGTGCATATCTATGGGCGATTTTTTGAAAAATCTGGCAGCGCTTATCAAGGTCAAGACCATTGTGACGCTGGTTGTCGTTGCAGTGTTTGCGGCATTGGCGCTGCGGGAGAAATTACAGCCTGACACGGTCATGACCATTGTGACGATGGTCGTGGCCTTTTATTTTGGAACGCAGACCGAAAGTAAGAACAAGAAGGATGAGTAATCATGCCAAAGTTTGATTTTGTCGGCGGTTTGCTGACCGATGAAGAAACGGATGTTTTGCAGCTTCGGCGGCGCGGCTGGCGCAATGCTGATATTGCGGCAGAACTGAATTGTAGCGAGCGCACGGTAAAACGGCGCGTTCGCAGCATCAAAAACAAAATAGGCTAATTTAAAGGGCGCGGCTGCTTTTGTGGCCGCGCCCTTTTTTATTTTGTCCCAAAGACGGCACAATGTTGGCACTTCGGTGGCCCACAGTGTGCCGTTTTTTTGTGTACAATTAAGATAAAAGGAGCGGTTCGGATGGCATACAAGCAAATCAACCTAAACCCGGAAGAAAAGCGCGTCGGCGATTGTACCGTCAGAGCCATTGCAGCCGCAACGCATCAATCGTGGGCGGCTGTATACGCGGCGCTGGTGCTGGCAGGATTTGAACTGCATGATATGCCGTCTGCAAACTATGTCTGGGGCAGTTATCTGCGGCGATGTGGGTGGAACCGTTCGGCAATTCCGAACAGCTGCCCGGACTGCTACACAGTGGCAGATTTTGCGGCGGAGCACCCAGACGGCACGTATATTCTGGCTATGGCGACGCACGTTGTCGCTGTTGTTGATGGCGATTGGCTTGACACTTGGGACAGCGGCGACGAAACGCCGCTGTACTACTGGCAGAAAGGATGATTGACTATGGCGTTTGGCGTACCGTATCAGCCCGGATTTGCGCCGGGATATTACCCAATGGGGCAGCAGATGCCGTCGGCCATGCCCGATCAGCTTGCGCAGCTTCGACAGGCAGCGTATCCGCAACAGCAGACTTCACAGCAGACTGCGCCTATTATTTGGGTGCAAGGCGAAGAAGGAGCCAAAGCGTATATGGTGGCGGCAGGGAACAGCGTGCTGCTGATGGACAGCGAAAACAGCACATTTTACATTAAGTCCACCGACGCCAGCGGTATGCCGCAGCCATTGCGCGTTTTTGATTACTCAGAACGCACGGCAAGCCAGAAACAGCCCGCACAGACAGCGCAAAAACCGAAAGAGGAATATGTCACACGGCAAGAGTTCAACGCGTTGACAGCCCGCTTTGACGCGCTGGCGGCGGATAAACCTTTGACGCGCAAGAAAAAGGAGGCAGACAATGAGCAACCCTCTGTTTAACGCTCTTGGCGGCGGCAAAATGCCGGGCGCAATGGGACAATTCCAGCAAATGATGCAGCAGTTTCAGCAGTTCCGACATAATTTTCAAGGCGACCCGAAGCAAGAAGTTCAAAAATTGCTGCAATCTGGGAAAATGAGCCAGCAGCAGCTAAACCAGCTGCAAGCGATGGCGCAGCAGTTTCAGAGCTTTTTAAAATAGGTTCAAACCGTGCGCACGGTGAACAATACATTCAACTTTTGAAAGGAGTTAAACATGAGTCTTTCTTCGGACGGCACTGTTATGACAATGCCTGTTCAGCCCGCGAATACGGGCAATGGCAACGGCTGGGGCTTTGGCGGCGATGGTGCGTGGTGGATTATTATTCTCTTCCTCTTCGTTTTCTGCGGCTGGGGCGGCAACTGGGGCAACAACGGCTTTGGCGGCAACGGCAGCACCGGCGCAGTTGATGGCTACATCCTCACCAGCGACTTTGCCAACATCGAACGCAAAATCGACGTCGTGAACAATGGTCTGTGTGACGGCTTCTATGCTCAGGCACAGCTTGTCAACGGTGTGCAGAACGCTATGCAGCAGGGCTTTATGAGCGCCGAAATCAGCCGCGCCAATCAGCAGGCGGCATTTATGCAGCAGCTCAACGCCATGCAGATGCAGCAGGCTAATTGCTGCTGCGAGACCCGCGAGGCCATCCAGGGCGTAAACTACAACCTCGCTACGCAGGCTTGCGACACGCGCCAGACCATTCAGAACGGCACTCGGGACATCATCGAGAACCAGAACGCCAATGCGCGTGCGGTGCTTGATGCTTTGACCGCTCAGCGCATCGAGGCAAAGGATGCCAAGATTGCCGAGCAGAACCAGCAGCTTTTTGCCGCACAGCTTGCCGCAAGTCAGGCTGCGCAGAATGAAACTCTGAAGGCATACATGAGCGGGCAGCTGGCTTACTACAACCCCCGCCCTGTTCCGGCTTTCCCCGTTCCTGCTCCGTATCAGTATGGGAATTGCGGAACCTGCAACGGCTGCGGATGCTAAAAATGAATACGGCAACTTGTCGGAACATCTGACATGTTCGGCCCCGTGCCGATAGTGCAAAATGTGGCGGGGCAATCGTCCCGCCACTATCTTTTTTTGAAAGGAAGATATTTTATGGCTGAATTTACAAACGCCAATACCGTGAGCGTGGCAGCAGGCCAGAACGTGCCGTTGACGGAAACGGCAGTAGCGGGCAAGGGCTGTGTCGTACACAGAGAGGGCGCCGGTATTGTTACGCTGCGCGGCATTACGAACCAGTGCAAAGCTCGTTTCAAAGTGGGCTTCGGTGCAAACGTTGCTATCCCTACAGGCGGCACAGTGGAAGCTATTACGGCGGCGCTTGCTATCAACGGTGAACCGCTGAACAGTGCGACTGCAACCGTTACACCGGCAGCAGTAGAAAACTTCTTTAATATCTATGTGACGTCTTTTGTTGAAGTTCCGCGCGGCTGCTGCCTGACCGTTGCTGCCGAAAATACAAGCACACAAACCGTTTTGTTTGCGAACGCAAACTTTGTGGTCGAGAGAGTGAGCTGAAAGGAGTAAACCATGAGTAAAAGAGTTTTGTATGACTTGAAAGACATGCTGTGCGCAGAACTGGACGAAATCGGAAAGAAGGGTGAAATGTCTGCCGGCGACTTGGAAACTGTTCACAAGCTGACTGACACTATCAAAAACATCGACAAAATTGTCATGCTGGAAGATGACGGTTACAGCCGCGATGAAGATTACAGCCGCGATGGTGATTGGAGCGCCAACATGCGCGGCAATTATGGACGCGGCAGCAGCTATGCGCGGCGCGGTTCGCATTATGTGCGTGGCCATTACAGTATGGACGATGGGCGCGATTCGCTGATTTCCCGCATGGAAGATATTCTGCGCGGTGCTGACAGCAAAGACAGGGAAGTCATCCAGCGCTGCATTGACACGATGCGAAACGGTTAAAGTGAGGTGTAAGGGCTATGGTTGACGTGCGAGAGATTGACGGCGCTATAGCCGAAATCGAAAACAGCGAACTCACCATGACCAGGGTTAAAAATTTGGCTGCGCTGTATGTTGTGAAAAATCAGCGTCTTGCAGATGCGTCCCATTCTCCGCAGAAAGCAGAACCGCAAGAGCCTGTGCGCTACTACGAAGCGGCAGAGCCGTCTATAAGGGCTGCTGTTGGCAGCAGTGACTTTTTACGGGCTGTGTCAAACGTAGACATCGCAGCAGCGCTGAACGTGCTGGATGAGCTTATGTCGGCCTTGTATGTAGCAAACCCTAAAGTTTATAATGGCGTAATGCGGAAATTGGAGCGTTTACAGGATGAGTGAATTTTTGGAAATTGTAAAAAAGACCGATACCGGGCGAGTGTGGCGTGTGCTGGATGAGTTTATGGATGCGCTGAAAGAAGTGAGGCCGGATGTGTATAATGATTTGGTACACAGTTTGCAGAGAAAATAGGTAAGTGTGTACTAAAACGTGTGCTTGAAAAGGAAAATGCCGTAGATTTAAACGAATCTACGGCATTTGTTGTGGTCGAGGTGACAGGACTCGAAC